GACCTTAGTTCCCCAATGAACGGCTTGTTCCAAGTCAAAATCCTAGACCTAAGTTACAACGGTTCAGACAGGCAAATTAACCTGCCAAGCATCAGTGATGTTATTGACTTGATTGAAGTACGAAACCGTTACATATCTAGCGACTACCAACAAGTGAACCGTGTAAAACTGTTACGCAATATGCCAACAAAAGATTTCGGTTCAGGTATGGCATTGCAGTTTGACCAGGGTGTAAGACAAGGCGACCTGCGTGTTTCGTATCGTGCGCCTTTCACCAAGTTTACAACAGAATCAGAAAATGTGCAGATGAACGGTGGATACCCAGAATCAGCAGAAGACATCCTTGTTGTAGGGGCACAAATTCGTCTTATCGCACCACGAGAAATCAAACGCAACTTTACAGAATCGCAGGGCGATACACGCAGAGCAGACGAAGTATCTGCTGGTGCAGTATCTAACAGCATCGTAAGTATGTTGCGTATGCGCCGTGACCGTATCACTGCTGAAGCAGCCAAACTTACTCGGCAATACCCAATTTTTCTACAGAAGGTATAAACCGTGGCTTCTCCCACGTTCACACTTTCCTTCGTTGGTACACCCTCGTTTTATAATGGCACAGCCCAAACCGAAGTTGTCCCTTCCGTTTATCCTGTCGCTATCAATGGTCGCCCGTACCTTATTGACACTAAATCAGGTAAGTATGTTAGGTCGCACGAACCACGAGTGCGTGACTCCACTGACGATTCAACTTCCCCTGGTGAAGCAGCAATCAACCCAGGTGGGCTTTGGCGTAGAGGGCAAGACTCTTGGCATTATGGTGCTGGACAACAATATTCTGACACGGCTGAAGCACAAGATTATAGGTTCTATAAATCTAAAGGTATAAACCCGTGGGTTAAAGGACAGTTCAGTTTGCATCACGCAACTAAACTTTCTTTGTCTTCAGCGTCAACTAACTTGTTTATGTGTACTGTCAAAGCATCTAACGGCACAGAGTATGTGTATGTGGCAGATAACGCTACGTTGAAGTACAGCACGAACCCGTTTGCTTCTTCTCCTACTTGGACTTCTGTGACTACAGGTTCACCAGGTACGGCTATTACAGCGTTGGAAACTAACGGAACAAATGTTTTTGTTGGCTACACAAGTAACGATATTTATTACACCACTCCAGGGTCGGCATCTGTTGCAATATTTTATCCTTCGTCTGGTTCTTCAGGTAAAACATACACAGGTTTCGGCTATGCAAAAGGATGGGGTTTCGCATCTGTAGGTCACGACCTGTATGTAATCGGTACGGTAACAGGGCAATCTCATAAAGTGTTTTATCCAGATACAGGTACGGCTCACGACGCAACTCTTACGTGGGTTGGCGCAGCAGCAGGACAAGGCGCAGTTTACGTTGGGGCATACAGTGGAGTGCGTTCTTCCATTTATAAACTTGTTTTGAAAACAGACGCAACAGGTTTTGACTTGCCAGTTGTCGCCTTAGAACTACCAGTAGGTGAAGTAGTTAGCAGTGTGTATGGCTATCTTGGTGGCATCCTTGTCGGCACTAACAAAGGTGTTCGTTATTGCACAGCCGATGCCAACAACAACTTGCTTGCTGGAGCGTTGATTCCCACATCTGGCTCTGTAAATGATTTCATTGCTGAAGACAAATATGTTTGGTTCACTTGGACAAACTATGACGGAACATCAAGTGGTTTAGGTCGCCTTGACCTGTCTGTATATATCGCCCCTAACACCCCTGCTTTCGCTACTGACCTGATGTATACAAGTACGGCAGCAGTCAAATCAGTAACAACATTTGACAGCAAACGACTGTTCGCTATCTCTGGTGTTGGTGTTATCGCTGAAGATGTTGCCACACTTGTAAGCACAGGAAACATTGAGTTCGGTATCTACCGTTGGGGTATTCCTGACCGTAAGTTCGTAGCAAAAATGGATGTCCGTACTGAACCTCTGAAGGGAACAGTTGAAGCGTTACTTCAGAACGACCAATCCGACTATGCTTCTCTCGGCACTTTCAATTCAGCCAATGATATTGAATACACATACAACGGTTCAGATGTCAAAACCATTGAGGCAGGGTTCAAACTGGTTCTAACCCCTACCGACAACGTAAGTCCTGTTGTGACACGGTGGATGGCTAGAGCCTACGCTGCACCATTCCGTTCGGAAGTGTTTTCCATACCTTGTTTGTTACACCAAAAGATTCGCCCTCGTGATAGAGACATCTATATGGACCCTGAACAGGAACTTGACACCCTGAACAGTCTCATTCATAGCCCCAAAATTATTACCTTGCAGTTAGGTACCCGTTCTTATTCGGTGATTGTTGAGGATGTAGAGTGGGTTCCTGTTGACAGTACAGGGAACACTTGGTCTTGGGATGGTACGGCTACTGTTACAATGCGTTCTACAGAAAACTAGGAGTATCTAATGGCTTTACCAGTACGAAAAGGATATAAAGGCGCAGCAGCCAATGCTGTGTTGACTAATAGCCCTACTGCCTCATCAGGTGACACAACCTTTACTGTTGACACGGTTACTGGTTGGTCCACCACTTTCCCTTATTTCGCTGTGGTTGACCCTGGTACTTCTCGTGAGGAGAAGGTAAAAGTAACGGCTATTTCTACGTTGACTTTGACTGTGGTGAGAGCGCAGGATGATACGTCTGTTGCTTCTCATTCTGCTGGTGCTGCTATTTATCCTGTGTTCACGGCTGATGAGGCTGATGAGGCTAACTTGATTGCTTCGGCTATGACCACTAAGGGTGATTTGATTGCTACTGATGGTTCATCTGTTAACCGTTTGGGTGTTGGTACGAACACTCACGTTTTACAGGCTGATTCTTCTTCTACTAATGGTTTCAAGTGGGGTCAGGTTGCTACTGCTGGTATTGCTGATGATGCTGTTACGGCAGCCAAAATTGCTGCTGGTTCTGTGGCTGCTTCAGAGTTGGCTTCTGATGCTGTAACGACAGCAAAGATTCTTGACGCTAATGTGACCCTTGCTAAATTGGCTTCGGCTGTGGCTAACGCTCTTGTTCCTGTAGGAACCATTGCTGCTTATGCTGGTGTTACTGCTCCGACTGGTTGGTTGCTTTGTAACGGCACTAGCACTACTGGCTATACATCTTTGGCTGCTTTGGTTGGTGCTACTACTCCTGATATGCGTGGTCGTTTCCCTATTGGTGATAATGCCACGTTGACTTTGCTTGGTACTGGTGGTTCGCTTACTATTGCTGAGGCAAATCTTCCTTCCCATAGCCATACGTTTAGTGCTACTACTGGGGCTATGTCGGCTAATGCTTCACCGAGCCATAGCATTACTGACCCTGGACATAGCCACACCATTGATACTTTTGACCCTGTTACTGGTGGTTCACAAATTGGCGCACCTGACCCTGCTTACGGCGCAAATACTGGTGATGAAGCCAATGTGGTCAACACGGCGACCACAGGCATCAGCATTGCTGCTCACGACATCGCCCACACCCACACAGTTTCAGGCACCACAGGCACAGGTTCAGGCTCAGGCACCGACTACTACCAGCCACACCTTGTAGTAAACTACATCATCAAACACGACTAAGGAAAAACAATGATAAAAATTCAAACCCTCATCGGAAGAATCATCGCAGTCTTCGGCTCATCAGCATTAGCAGCCGTAGCAGGTGGCGCAATCTTCGGCGTAGAACTTTGGAAATCAGCAGCCATCGCAGGCTTTATGGCGGCAGGAAAAGTAACCGAAGCGTTGCTTCGTGCCTGGTCAGAAGACGGCACTCTTACGAAAGAAGAAGTTGCAGCAGCCTTCGGTAAGAAGGGCTAGTAGATACGCCGTTGTCACGGCGTTTATAACATTGTTTCTATGGTCGGGTTCTGTTCAAGCGCAGAACCCAATCATCACAGAACCAACAGACATTTGGTTTGACTATTCAGAACCAACACAATTTGTAGCGCAAACCTATATGGTTGAAGGCTATCCATCCGACCCGATGCTGTGGCTTTATGACGAACAAGGCGTACAACTCGCAGCGAATGATGACTCGTATGGTTTACAGTCGTACATCTCTATAGCCGTACCTGCTGGTCGTTACAGACTGAGGGCTGGTATTTGTTGTGGCGACCCTAACGCTTGGCGCACAAATGGAGGCTGGAATTTACAGTATGAACTGGGGTTCAACGGGGTTGGGTCTATGCAGACAACTACCACAGAAGAACAGACAACCACAACATCCACGTCAACAACGTCAACAACAACCACCACATCCACATCTACAACAACATCCACCACAACGACAACAACCACAACAACGATAGCCCCGACAACCACAACATCAACTTCAACAACTGTTGCGCCGACCACCACGACTTCAACTGCCACCACCACAACTGTCGTTCAACCCACCACGTCAACTTCAACTTCAACCACCACATCATCTACCTCCACCACGGTTCCTGTTACTACAACAACAGAAAATTCTACAACAACCACAACTATTCCTGTAGAGATACCACCCGTTATCAGTGAGGAGCAGGCTGTTGAATTGGCTACCAGCCCTGAAGTGTTGGCTACCATCACAGCAGAAGAAGCAACCCAAGTTTTTGAGGCGTTGAATGTAGATGACTTATCTGATGCTCAGATTGAACAACTTGTGGCAGCAGTACAGGATGCACCACAGGAAGTCAGGGAAGCCTTTGAGGAATCGGTGGACATTTTTGGTGGGGCTGTAGATACCTATGTGCCTGTCGGGTCCAATATCCCTGTGTCTCAGAGGCGAGCATTGATTGCTATAGCAGGTGTGGCAGCAGCAGCAGCCGTGGCGACCAGACGGAAATGATAACCTGACCGTTATGAGTAAATATTTTGGTGCTATTACTTCGTTGTTGTTATGGGCTGCTGGTACAGGTCTTGTACTTGTCACCTTGTCTGGCGATACATTGAGCAAGGCTATGTATATCAGCGTTGCTGCTTTGCTTGTCAACATTATTGCTATTGCCCTGGGTGTGGGAATAGACGAGTAGATACGACAGTGCCCCTAGCAAGGGAGAAAGGGGGAAACGACCTTGCTAAGGGCAATAGAAATTGTAGCACTGCTATATTTGTAAATGCAACCTGAGCAGGAAGATTTTTATGCCAAGAAAATACAGTTACTACCCTAGTTTTGATGGCAAGAAGGCACAGCCTGGTACTGAGAAGTTGGCTGATTTGTGTAAGCGTAGATGGAAGACGCAGAACTTGGGGATTTATCAGCCGAGGTTGATGCGTAACTCTCATACTGAGGGTAAGAAGATTGGCGACCCTGGTATGGAAAAGTGGATGTCTGTTCACGCTACTGGTGCTGCCGTGGACATTGGCTATACGGACCGTAAGGTTGGCGTGGCTATGTGGGATTGGTTTATCAAGTACACGAAGGAACTGGGCATTGAGGAGATTCACGACTATGCCTTTGATAAGGATGTCAAGGATGGCAAGCCTGGCTATGGAAGAGGCTTCAGGTGCTCAAGAGGTGAGAACGAGGCAGGGGTAAAACTTTTCACCAAAGATGATAATGCAGGGTCGTTCGGAGGGAAGTGGTTGCACCTAGAACTTTCTCCTGAGATGGCTAAAGACGCAGAAAAGTTTGAAGCAGCCTGGCGAGCCTTGCCTAAGCCTGAATGAAACGTGCAGTGATGTTTGCTCTTATCTTGTTTGGTTGTATTGGTGCCAGTTGTATAGCAATTTTGTTGTCTGTGTGGATTGAAGCCGTGAAGATTAGTAACGGGAAAAGACGATGACTGTTGCGCAGTGGATTATTACGGCTGGTGCTGTGGTGGGTGCGCTCGGTATTATTTTCCATACTGTCATCAAACCTGTCGTCAAGTGGGCTACGAGGATTGAGCAGGCTGTGAGTTTGGTGGAGTCCAATATGTTCAAGAATGGTGGGTCGTCTATGCGTGATGCCATCAACAGAATTGAAGAACGTATTACATTTGTGGAAGCGTATATCACTAAGCCTGACTGATAATGTCGTGGGTCCTATGACGTTGACTCAGTTGTTTTTAATCAGGAAATTTTTGGTAAGGGTAGTGGCTAGGGGGGTGGAGGAGGATGAACTTATCCAAGTGATAAACGCTTTGGATAGTTTGATACACCACCACCAAGCAGCATAGTAAGATAAACCTGTGACCCCACTATCACAGTTCTACATCTGCCCCATCTGTGGTGAAGGCTGGCACAAGTCCGAAGGAAGATACTGCCCTGAATGTAGAACAGAAGGGCAACGAGCAGATGATGAAGACTGAATACCCAATCGTTCTAATTGAATGGGCAGACGCTTGTGGGGGCGACCCAGGCTGGCTCACGCTAGAAGAAATAGAAGATGACGGAGAAACACTGGTCCAATCAGTAGGTTTCCTAGTGCCACCAGATGACCCAGGTGGAAAGAAAGACCACATCACACTGCTTCAAACCTTCCACGAGGGTGACGGAATCAACCTGTTTTATATACCAGCAGGAATGGTTCGGAAAACAATTTTACTTTCTACTTGCATTTGACACAGCCCTACTGTATGGTGTTTTATACATAGCACATATGTACAACACAGAAGGAGGGGGAAACCCAATGACTTACGACAGGTATCGCATACCCAAAGAACCACACGGTTCACAAGAATGGCTCAACCAAAGATACAAAGACAAAGAAGGGTTCCGACAAATCTCTGCCTCAGCAGCAGCAGCCATCTACGGACTACACCCATTTGTCAAGCAAGACCAATACGCAGCCGAACTGCTATCAGGCGTAGCACCTACACCCATCACACCGAACGCTGCAATGGAAACAGGGAACCGTCTTGAAGACACCATCATCCATTGGGCAGGCGACAGACTAGGCGTGGACTTCTCCACACCAGACGAACTGTTCTGCTTCGCACACGACAATGGCGCACGACTCATCTCAACACTTGACGGATGGAACGAAGAAACCAAACACATCCTTGAAGTAAAAACGACAAGCCGTGAATACTCTGGAATGTTGCCTGACTATTGGCGTATTCAAGGAATCCAACAAGCCATCTGTTCAGATGCTAAACGAGTGACGTGGGCAATCTTTGACAACACTTTGCGCCTTACCATCGTGGAACAAAACATCACACAAGAAGAAATAGACGACCACATAGAAGCATCAGCAATGTGGCTCAACGCTATTGAACTAGGTATGACCCCACCAGGGATTACATACACCTACGAAACTATTAGCACTCGTTACCAACAAACAACTGCCGACCCTATTGAGTTAGACCCGTCAGTTACCGACCTAATCGCCCAACTCAAACACGTCAAATCTGAATTGGCTTCCTACAAAGATATGGAAGACAGACTGAAAGCAGAACTGTGTGACTTGATTGGACCGAATGAATCTGCCACTATCAATGGGGCAGTGGTTGCTACTTGGAAGGGATACAAGCGTGACTGGTTTGATTCCAAACGGTTCCAAGCAGAAAACCCTGACACATACGCACAGTATGTTAAGTCATCACTAAGCAGAACATTGCGTCTAAAGGGAGAATGACAATGGAATACACATCAGACATCAACAAAATAACAAGCATCCAAAATCTCAAATACAACACACCGAGAAAGGTAATACCAGTGGAAACACAAAACAAAGAAAAAGAACTACGCAAAGTAATGACAGACTTTGCCGTACCAGACCCAAAGATTGTTGGCAAACTACCCAAAGGTGGAATCCAACTTGACTTCGTAGGACACGCAGACATCACTCGCATCCTCATTGAAGTGGACCCGTACTGGTCGTGGGAACCTTGTGGCTGGAACAATGGTCGCCCTGCTATCCACGTTGAAAACGGAATCGCAACAATGTGGGGATGGCTCACCATTCACGGCAAAAAAATGCTAGGTGTTGGTTCAGTCAAAGCAGACAAGATGGAACTAGACAAAGAACTTGTTGGTGACTTCCTTCGTAACGCCTCTATGCGTTTCGGTATTGCCTTGTCTTTGTGGACTAAGCAAGAGTGGGAAGACCTGGGTGGCAAACCGACACCACAAAAGCAGGTGACAGGTCAGTATGCAAAGCCAGCACCAAAGGATGACACCCCAACAGAAGACACTCTTTTGACACCCCAACAGATTGACGGGTTCACTAAGGCTTGCACCAAAGAAGACTTGAATCCTATGACTATCTATAAAGCAGCAAATGTACGGTTTGGTTTCGCTAAACAGTCAGACCTTGCAGCGTTACGCAAAGCATTTAGCGAAGCAAAGAAAGCGAAGGAAGCAGAATGAGTGCGAAAAGAACTGTGGACCCAGAAGGCAAGTTGGCATCAACTCGTTTCTTAGGGTTGCGTGTAACAGTGGAACAGTGGACAACCATTGAGTTGCTGTGTTCAATGAGGCGAGTATCAAAGTCTGCTTTGTTGCGCCAGTTAGTTCAGGAGGCTTACGAAAATGTCCCTGAACCGTTCTAAGGGAACATCCTTTGAGACTTTGATTGTTCGTTCTTTACGCAATCTTGGTTTCCCATATGCTGAGAGGCGAGCCTTACACGGTCATCTTGATAAGGGTGACGTTACTGGTTGTGGTCCGTTGGTGTTTGAATGTAAAGCAGCCAAGAGGCACGAGTTGTCTGCTTGGTTGAAAGAAACAGAAACGGAACGCATCAACGCTAATGCTGATTATGGTGTGCTTGTTGTGAAACGCCAGGGTCACGGCACTGGTGAAGAACAGTACGCCATTATGAGGTTTGAAGATATGGCGAAACTGTTGAAGCAGGCAGGTTACTGATGGCTTCTCATATTCAGTTGGAAACAATCAGTAGAGAACTGTTTGAGTGTCTTATGAATCGTGTTTATAACGCATCAGATTTTGAACGGTTACAAGCACCATCAGACCGTGAAAGAAAAATCATTGACCAGTATTTAGAAATGAAAGAGGAAACAAATGGATAAGGACAGAGAAAAAAGGGACAGTGTTGCTTGGTTCAAGCGATACTTGGATTTGTTGGATGAACGGGACAGGTGGAAAGAGATGGCTCAGGAGTTATCTGTTCACGCTCAGAAGCACGACCACGATTATTTTAGAACGTGTGATGTGTGTCGTTTGCTGACTAAGTTTGTGGGGATGCAACGCCGTGGAAGATAAAGCAATGTTGCCACTGCGCTGTATCTGTGGCTACCAAAACAAAATTGACAAACTGAAATCAGATTTGGAAATAGCAGAACGCCGATTGACAGAACTTGGCAACAATCTTGAACACGCACTTAACGCTAATTATGAGTTGAGAAACAGATTGGGCAGACCCAATGATGGTAGATAGAGAAAAATGTGGGGCTGGTCACAGGAACCCTTATAGTTCTTGTGGCTGTCATAGTGCTTCGGAGCAGCCGTGTAGGTGGTGTGATTGGCATACCTACCACGGTGATTGCGAAGGCGAGGCAGATGATGGCGATAGGTAGCCAGCCAGAGGTCGGCACCACCTTTGCTATGTGGAAAGATATGACCGAACAAGACAGACAAGCCTGGTTCACCCACATCAGAACCAACTGGCAGCCCTACCTGATGGCAGGGTACGCCACACTGGTACACAACAAAGACAATCCCTACTACAAGGAGAGATGATGGAGATAGGTGGATACAACCCTAAGTTTGATTTCCAAACCGACCTGAGTTACGGTCACGAAGGGGAAGCCCAACTGATTGAATTCTTCAACGCTCTGAACAGGGCTACGGTGGAAGTCAAGGCTGATAGGTACAGGAATGGCAGGATGGCTGTTGAAACGCAGCAGAAGCCGTCTGGTGGGGTCTGGAAGGACTCTGGCATCAACGTGACAGAGGCAGAATGGTGGGCTTACAGGTTCGCACCTCAATCTTTTGTTCTCATATCCGTACAACGCTTGAAGAACTTTCTTAGATACAACTACGACAGACTAGAAAAAAGAAACTTCGCCCCAGACTCAGACAATCCAGCCAAAGGATTCCTCTTGTTCCCCCATCACGTTCAAGACCTACAAACAAACGAACTATACGACTAACTGCTAGACTCTTTTCGCTTAGAGAAATGGGAACGCAAGCCAACCCCCCAACAAGGAGGCACTATGCGCAAAATCATATTGACCACAATCTTGGTAGCAACAATCGCTACCACCCCAACCACAGTCCACGCTAAAAACGACAACACCCACAAGAAATACCACGGGGTACTTCCAGACGCTTACTACAATGCGCTTGGAACCTGTGAAACAGGGCTACCTGGCACGAACGAACCGAACTGGAACCACTCAACCCGTAGTTACACAGGTGGATTAGGGATTCACCGTTCAACTTTTCGCAGGTGGAGTAATCATTCCTCAGCCAAAGGTATGACCCCACAAGAACAGGTCAGAGTGGCAGACGCAATAGCGTTCAAGTCACACATTGAACCAAACGGTTCAAAAGTTTGGAGAGTGGGTCCGTGGGGGTGGGGTTGCTTGAAGGCTCGCAAATCCATCCAAAGATTTATCTGCCAATCACGCCATCCATTAGTACAAAAATGGAAAAGAGGATGTTAGAATGACACCAGTGAAGGGTATTTCATTACGACAAGAGTGGCACTGCCCCAACTGTGGCGTGACCGTAACAACCTTTGTGTCGTTACCTGAACCACCACAACACCCTTGCCAAAAACGGGCAAGAAGAATAATAAGTCTCCAACAAAAGAAGGAAGAAACAAAATGAACAACATCACAATCCACGGAACAGTCGGGCAAGACCCCGAACTGAAATTCAGTGCCAGCCAAATGGCAATCCTGACATTCTCAGTAGCAGATAACTACGGTAAAGATGACAAAAAGAAAACCACCTGGCACAATGTTGTTGTGTTCGGCAAGGTCGCAGAGAATGTGGCAAACAGTATCGCCAAAGGTGACACCGTACTTATCTCAGGTCGCCTTGAACAAGACGAGTTCACCAAGAAAGATGGCACAAAAGGCAAGTCAATGAAACTTGTGGCTGATGAAGTTGGTGTGTCTTGCCGTTGGAACGCTTGGGTGAAAGACCAGACCAGTCAGGTAATGGCACAGGTCGGCACGATTGGGAAGCAAATGCCAACCCTCTCTGATGAAGAACCATTCTGAGGATTGCTATAACATTTGTAGCAATCCCGATTTGGGCAGTAATAGTAAGCCACATTTTACAGTGGTGGTATGAAAGGAAATAGTATGAGCGAATACCCACTCAGAGTTTTATCATTAGGCGCAGGGGTACAATCAACAACGCTTCTGTTGATGATGCTTCACGATGAAATCCCCAGAGCAGACCACGTTATTTTCGCAGACACAGGATGGGAACCGAAAAAGGTTTATGAACATCTTGAACGCCTAAAAAAACTAATGGAAGAAGCAAAGATGCCGTTCCATATGGTCAGCAAAGGCAACATCCGTGAAGATTTCCTAACAGACGGCAAACGATACGCCTCTATGCCGTTACATATGATTGGTGAAGACGGGAAAAAGGGAATGGTTCGCCGTCAATGTACTGCCGAATACAAACTTGGTCCACTAATGAAAAAGCAACGGGAACTAGCAGGTCTAAAATCAGGGCAACGCTGTAAAGAACACCGTATTACTACCGTCATTGGCATCTCTTGGGATGAAGTTCAGCGTGTGAAAGACCCACAGTTCTCGTGGATACAACACGACTACCCACTGGTGGACAGAAGAATAACTAGACAAGATTGTTTAGATTGGTGTGCCGATAAAGGTTACGCCCTGCCACCACGGTCAGCCTGTATTGGTTGCCCATTCAAGAATGCTGATGAGTGGAGAGCGTTACGGGAAATGCCAGAAGAATGGGCAGATGCCGTAGAGTTTGATGAAGCGATACGGACAGTGCCTCATTTGGTGGCTCGGTACAGAGGGACACCGTTTCTTCACTCGTCACGGGTGGAACTAAGAAATGCTGACCTTAGAACAAACGAACAAAAAGGTATTGTGTCATTGTTTGACCAAGAATGTGAAGGAATGTGTGGCTTGTAATGGATTATAAAGAATGGTTCTCAATAGGTAGAGAGCAAGGGTTTATTAGCCCTGCTGTCTGCTCAACCCACGACGGTATCCCAATGTCAGACGAGGAGATGAACGAGTTTGACACGGGAAGCGACCCCTGTATCCACATACTGCGCCTCTACGAAGACAAACAGAAGCGTGACGAAGTGGAAATGAATGTCCCTATCTGGCGTGTATGAATACACCAGAGCGCACCCTGATTGTACGCACTGTGGCACAGTCGCTCGTGCCCTAATCAAATACAGCCAGCAGATACACGACACCTGCCCGTGTGTGTGTCACCGAAACAAAACAACCACAGCGTTGTTTGACCTACAAAAAACAAAACGAAAGAGGAAAAAATGATAATGGACAGACCAGACTGGCAAGAGAAAGCATCTTGTAGAGGTGTGCCGTCAGATGTTTTCTTCCCTGAAAACCCAGGTGGGCAAGACAGTGTGTACCGTCAAGCGTTACAGTTCTGCCAGCAATGCGAAGTCACCACACAATGCTTAGAGTACGCAATGTCGTATGAACAAGGACAGAAATGTAGGTTCGGAATGTTTGGTGGCAAAACCCCACGGGAACGCTACGCATTGGCTCACACCCCTACCCCTATCACGATACGCAAGTGACCCCCACGACTTCGGAAGGGGAGACAAAGCGTGAGGGTCAGCAAGATTGTAGCAGGCTATTCTAAAATCCGTATGTTGTAAGAGTGTTGCCACGACATAGAACAACTCTCGGCTTCTAACAATGCCCTCTCTCGGCTTGTGAAGGTGGCAGATTTTTTGGGGGATTTAGTCCAACGCCACACCTTGTCGTAATCCCACTGTAAATACTTCACGACAGTACCAGCGACCTCTAATGTGATTACATACCGTGGTCTTGGTTGCCGTCTGAATGTACGGGTGTACGGACATCTTTCTTTCTGTATGAAATGTAGCAACGCCCGATAGTTACGGGGTCTAGTCCTCATCAGGGGTTGTTGTTTCCTCAAAGATGAGGTGGGCATACATTGGAGAGGCAGAGTTGGGTGTGATGTGTCGTAGTTTTATAGCGTGGATACGGAACTGGTATGCCCCAATCATCTTGCTAGTTTTACGGGCGTAATCCAACAGAGACACAGGGGTTCTGTTCTCTCTCTTGTTACGACCATCAACCGTGACGACCTCTCTATGGCAAGGCTCAAAACTTGACAGGTGATACTCAATCTCGTATGTGCCGTTCATTGGTTGCCCCCAATCAGCAGACACCAATCCTCATACGCTTGTTCTAACGACCATAAAGTATTTAGGTATCTGCGTCTGCGTTGTTCGGCGTGGCTCTTGTTGGGGTGTTGTTCTATGAACCACCACCCGTCTTTTTGTTGTATGAATGTGAATGGTACGGTAATCGTGGTCATTTCCATACCTGTTGTTCCATACAATCAGGGCACAGTTTCCCTGTCCATTTAGTTTCGGTCAGTTCCTCTGCTGTTTCTACTGGTGTTTCACAGTAGCCACAGACAAGTTCTGCT